AAAATAGCAATTATTCTATGAATACATTTGTAGCTGGTTATTTTAATACAACATCTGCTATTGACGAAATACAATTTAAAATTAACTCTGGCAACATAGATGCTGGTAAAATCAAACTCTACGGAATAAAGGATAGTTGATGAGCATAGTAAAATTAAATAACAAAGCAGTATCTAACGCAACAGCTTTTGGTAGCATTAGTTCTTTAGGTAGCATGACGTTTATTAAAAAGCTAACAGCTAGTGGTTCTTCTACTTTATCTTTTGTTGATGGTACAGATGGTGTGGTATTAGATGATACTTATAAGGAATATGTATTTACATTTAATAATATTGAATGTTCATTTGATGGTGGTCAACTTTCAATGTTAGGAAGTATAGATGGAGGTTCTAATTATAATGTAGTAAAAACTACAACATTTTTTGCAGCACTTCATTCACAAAATGATGATGTTTCGTTTGCATATAATACAGGTAAAGATATTGCACAAGGAACTGGCAGAGCCATAATATCATATGGAACAGGAAACGGTAGTGATGAAAGTGTTTCTGGTACATTAAATTTATTTAATCCATCATCTACTACATTTGTTAAACATTTTACTTCTAATTTTAATAGTCATCATCAATCAGATTATTCCATCAATTCTTATACTGGTGGATATTTTAATAATACATCAGCAATAAATGCAATTAGGTTTGATTTTGATAATGGCACAATGACTACTGGAGATATTTGCCTTTATGGTATTGCTTAGAATTTCAATGCTGAAAAGCATTGCTTAACAATTAACAATGGAGTATAAATAATTATGGCTAGACATCACAATATAAATGGGGTTCAAGTACCCTTTACAGCAGAAGAAGAAGCACAAAGAGATGCTGAAGAATTAGCTTATGCTAATGGTGCATTTGATAGAGCAATGGCAGATTTAAGACAAAAAAGAAATAGTCTTTTAACTGCTACTGATTATCTTGCATTATCTGACAATACTTTAACAACTGAAATGTCTACATACAGACAAGCATTAAGAGATNTACCATCTAATGGATTAACTACACTAGATGAAGTTAATGCTGTTACTTTTCCAACTAAACCATAGCTATGAAGTTTGTATTAGCTTACACTATCTGCTCAGCAATAACTGGTATGTGTAACAATACAACAGCATCACCAATAGAATTTAATTCTTGGACAGATTGCGTTAAAGCAGGTTCATTATCAACTGTTCAAATTGTTAATCAATATGAAGAAAAATTTAACGAAGAAAAATTATATGTAACTTATTTTTGTAACGAGGTTAAAGGTGAAGATGCCTAATAAAAAATCACAAAGATCTAACTTAGAAGATCACAATGGTATTAGAATATCATACCATGAGAAGGTTTGTGCAGAAAGAATGAAAACTTTATTTAATAAAATTGATAATATGAATAAAGAAATAAAAACTTTAAGTGGTGACATTAGTGAATTAAAAGAATATGCAAATAAAAGTAAGGGTGGTTTTAAGTTGCTTATAATTCTTGGTAGTATTTTTGCTACTGTGATAGGCTACTTTAATTATAATGGCTAACAGAAATACTCAAACAGTAGGTTTAACTTGTGAACTAAAGGTTCAAGCTCGTCTTGCTGAAGATCCTAATATAATAGTGTTCACTCCTATAGGTGGTCTTGGTCCAGTAGATATAGTAACCTTAGATCTAACAACAGGAGAGTTTCAATGTTATGATGTTAAAGCTAAGAACTTTAGAAAAAAAGATTACACAGGTAAAGATGGCTATACAAGAAAAAGAATAGGATCTTTTATTCATAGATCCCCAACTAAAGAACAAAAAAAACTTAACATAAAAATTATATACGAATGAAATTAACACAAAACTTTACCTTAAAAGAATTAACAAAATCAGACACAGCTATTAGGAAGGGTATATCTAATGAGCCTAACACAGATGAGATAGAGAAACTTAAACTTCTTTGCGAGACTATCTTGCAACCAGTTAGAGACAAGTTTGGTCCAGTAACTGTAACGTCTGGCTACAGATCTCCAGAACTTTGCCAAGCTATTGGCAGCTCAGTTAATAGCCAACATACCAAAGCTGAAGCTGTAGATTTTGAAGTTGAGGGTGTTGATAATGCTGATGTAGCTTATTGGATTAAAGATAATATTCCTAATTGGGATCAAATGATTTTAGAATTTTACACACCTGGTCAACCTAACTCTGGATGGATTCATTGTAGTATCACCAGTAAACTTGAAAGAAAACAATTCTTGAGTGCTTATAAAGAAGATGGTAAGACAAAATACAAACCAATACTAGGAGATATAAGATGTGGTTAAGTGCAATTAAATTAGCTGTGCAAGCAGGTAGTCATATTTATAAGAATAAGCAGAAAACTAAAATGCTTATGGCAGATGCACAAATGAATCATGCTCAAAAAATGGCTAGTGGTGAAGCAGAGTATCAAGGTAAATTATTAGAAAGTAGAAACTCAGATTGGAAGGATGAATTTATTTTAATTTTACTAAGCGTGCCAATCGTAATGTTGGGATTTGCTGTATGGTCAGACAATCCAGAACACATGGAAAAAATGCAGCTCTTCTTTGAATATTTTTCTAACCTACCATTTTGGTATCAATCAATTTTTGTGGGTGTCATAGCTAGTGTTTATGGTCTTAAAGCAACAGATTTAATTAAGAGGAAGTAATGAGTAATCAAGCACCAACAATGTTCGTATCACAATATAGTAAAAAGAAACCTACTCTTCTTGCACAGCAAACAGGTAAAAAGAAAAAGAAAAAAAAATATAAAAAGAAAAAGTAATGGCTAAACAAAAATTTACACACTTTGTACCTAGAGATAAACCTAAAAAAAGACCAGGAGTACATAAGAAAAATCAAAATAAAAATGAGAAGAGACAAAAAAAACAAACTAGATACAAGGGTCAAGGAAGATGATTGATAAATTTTTTTATAATTTTTTTAGTGCAGTAGATAATATGTTTTCATGGTTAGAGACTTACTCTGTTAAGTTTACTTCATGGTTATGGCAATCAAGAGTTAAACTATTAAACAAAAAGAGAAAAAGAAAATGATTAAAAATTTTAAAGACATTGTAGTTTTATTAATCACAACTGGTGTCTTAATACTTTTAGGTGTTATCATCATAGGAGATTATTGGGTAGCATTAGAAGAAAACAGACCAGTTGATGAATCTGTAATTACACTTATGAAAATGTCAGTTACAGGATTGATTGGAGTTATAGGTGGTTACATAGGTGGTAGTAAATGAGAGACAGTAAAGTATTAGAAAGTTTTATAAAACATACTGAAAAGAAATTAAAAGAAATGAATCTATTTAAGTTTCTTAAAAAAGAAGTAGAAGCTGGTGCTAATGGCACACAAAGTTATATTATTAAAAAAGGTATCAACAAAGGTAAGGTTGCTAAATGAAAATATCTGACAATACATCTGTTGCTATGCCAATTAAGAACATGGTTGGTATTATAATTGCAGTTGCTATGGGTGTGTTTGCATATACAGAAGTGACTGCGAGGTTGACCAGTCTGGAGACCTCAAGAGAATTATTTCAAGCTGATCTACTTAAAAAGTCTGAACAGAAACCTACTGACCAAGAACAATTTATGCTTTTAGAATCTGTGTTTGCAGATGTTGAAAAATTACAAATAACACAAGAACAAAATATGACGAATAAAGTTAATATACAATTTTTAAAAGATCAATTAGAAAAAGCATTAAAAGATATTGAAGAACTAAAAGATAAGGTAAGAGCCAATGGAACAAGTCATCAGTAGTGTTGTTGCTTTATGTATGTTTGTAGCAGGTGAATTAATTGAACATCGTATTCAACCAGCTATGTCAGATTGTCTAAAAGGTAAACGTGTTGCTGAACGTACAGCTAACGATAATGTAGAATACAAATGTGATAAGGTAAAAGCAGAGTTAGAAAATAATCTTGATGGTAGCAAAGCAATTAAAAAAATAGTAAAAGAATAATTATGGCTATTAGAAAAACTACAAAAGGTAAGAACGCAAACTACAGACCAACAAAGTCTGGAGCTGGTATGACAGCTAAAGGTGTAAGAGCATATAGAAGAGCCAATCCAGGAAGTAAATTAAAGACAGCAGTAACAGGTAAAGTTAAAGCAGGATCTAAAGCAGCTAAAAGAAGAAAATCTTATTGTGCAAGATCTCTTGGTCAACTTAAAAGATCATCAGCTAAAACAAGAAACGATCCTAACTCTAGAATAAGACAAGCAAGAAGAAGATGGAAGTGTTAATATGAAAAAAAAAGGTTGGGTAAAGTCTAAAGTCAAATCTTTTATCTGTGGTTACTGCAAAGAATGTAACAAACAATTAATGAGTGACAATGGTGGTTGGATAGTAACTGCAAAGAAACAATATTTTTGCCATGATGGTAAAGAAGGTTCTTGCTTTGACAACTACTGTGAGTTAAAACTTAAACAACATAAGGAGCAAAATGAAAAAAGGTTATCACAAAACAGCTACTGGTAAGATCGCAAAGAAGGGTCTTTACTATAACATCAATAAGAAAAAAAAATCTGGTACTTCGAAAAGTAAAGCTAAAAGCACAATTTCTGCTAAAGCTTATAAGAATATGAAGTCTGGATTTAAAAAGTAATTTTTCTTAACTCTTCAAACTCTTCCCAAATAGTATTGCCAGGATTCCAATATCGTTTCTTTTCTATTTTATTTTTAAGAGAATGTAATATAGTTGTGTGATCCTGGTTAAACACTCTACTCATTGAAGATACGCTTACATTATATTCTTCATGTAAAAGATTGTAGACAATGCTTCTTGCTCTAACTACATCTGAAGTTCTACCTTTGCTAAACACATCGTGCTTGCTAACAGTATATCTTTCACACACTTTATCTACAAGTTTAGAAACAACTTCTATGTTTGCATTCTTATATTTGATACCAACTTTATGTTTAACATTGCTATCTATTATTGGTTTCTTCTGTAGCATTTCTGCTGCATATAAAAACCCTTCTGAAAACCCTACCTCATATAATCTTTCTTCATGGTTTGTTAGAAGGTAGAATGCTTTCTTTACTTTATAGATAAAGTGATTCTGATTTAAATTTTTTTTGTGAGTGTTATAGTATTGACTTATATTTATGGTCATAGATCCCCTACAGTTTATGTTCGTTTTTTTTCAACCCTTAGTTATTATCTACTTAAATGATAATAACTGTTCTTGCGTCTTTTCTATTTGCCAAAACAATTTATAAGAATCTTGTTGATACTTATTTGCTTTGTGCTTGGCTTCCAGATACTTCTTGTGTTTCTTCTCTTGAAGATCCTTTAGCTTCTGCAGACGCATTTTGATGTCTTCCATCATGCTCCTTCTTTACTGTTGTAAAATCGACTTTTAAATTATCGATCTTTACTTCTGCATTAATCCCTTCATTGGAACTATTCGCAGCATTCTCTATTGAATCAAACTCTTCGATTATAGTAAAACTACATTCTCCGTTCTTGATTCGAATATATTTTGTCATTCTTTTGTACCTTTTTCAACTTCTTTTTTGATCAAAAAATCTATATATTGTTTAGCTTTTTTTAAATCTTCGATACCATTTTTTCTTTTGTATCTAGAAATATATTTAATTACATTGCCTTCGCAGAAATTAAATTCATTTTGAATTATAAAATCAATAGGCTCAATTTTGTTAGCAGTATAGTGTGGTGGTTCTTTTATATTGTCATTCATATTAAATCCTTTTTTAAGCAAGGTGGGTAAAACGGAAAGGGAAAAAAACCCACCCTGCTTGATACATTCTAACTAATTAGAAAGTATATTCGTTATTAGCACTTTTTGTTTCACTTGCAAAACTATTATTACTAGATTTGCTTGCTCCACTTGGTGTTAAAATTATTGTCAACTCACCTTCCTTGACATTACCATCTTGATCTTTAGATGGAAACGCAGCTTGGTTATACCATTGACCATTAACATTTACTCCAACTGTCCAGTTCTTGTCTGGATGTTTCATGTTTTTTGGACCAATATAAACTGGAACTTTGTCTGCAGGAGACTTCCAATCTGGGTTCTTTGTTAAGTTAATGTATATTTTATCCATGTTATTTACTCCTTAGTTATATCAATCTTTATGATTGATTATTTTTTAGTTGAATCTCACGAACACCAGCAACGTCTGAGACTTGTCTGTATGCTCGTAAGTTATTTTTAATTAGATATTGAACTTGATCTCTATACTTATCCTTAACCTTATTGAACTCTTCAATGGTTTTAGTATTTTTGATCTCATTCTTTATCTCTTCCACATCTATACTATCATCAGTATATTGTGGTTCGGCTTCTACAGATGGCTCTGAAGAATTTTGTTTAAATGGTTTGGCGTTATAACCATCTTCTAAATCCATTCCTGTTTTTAGATTGAGTGCATTTAAGAAAGCATACTTTTTAGAATATGACATTGCTTGACCAGTTCCATATTTATCTAATCCACCCATTGCAGTACAACCATCAATTATAATAAAATTGCTTGGTTCATCAACGTCAGTTATTTTCATAGTGCAAGTAACAATTACAAACTTGTCTGTTACATCTGTAATGTAATTACAAGTTGGATATAAACCATTCTCTAATAGAGCTGCCATTGCAACTCTTTGAACGTCATCGTGCAATAAAGGATTAAAAGGCATACCTTTAACTTTACTTGCTTTCTTTACACCACTTGCATGATTACAAGCATTGTATAATTTCTTATGTATGTTTCCCATGTTTTTATTCTCCATTTTATATATGTTGTTTGTTTCTCTACTCATATTTTACTCCCCATAGTTTAGTTATTAATTGTTTTTGTTCATCTGCTAAATCTTTGTAATAAAAAAAGTGATTAAGATCTGGTGGTTCAACCATCATTGCCAATGTTTCCAACTTACCTTCGGCAAACATAATCATTCTTTCCCAAAGTAAGATCTTTTCAACCATTTTAAAATAAAGAAATTCCAAATGATCTGCCTTCATCAACTCATGGCTTTGGTCAAAGATAATATAATCTTTATCATTAACGTATACCAGGTAAGGTATTTTTTTTGTTGCCATGTAGTAGAATGAAGTCTGTGTTAAGTTTTCAATTGTAGGTTCAGTAGGTAAATCTTGTGTTATCATGTTCCACTCTTCTTTACCTTTTACTTTTCTTAAATTAGGTGGCTTCGTTTTAAGTTCTATAAATTTTGTTTTACTTTCATAATCAATACGACCAATGACAGGCTTTATCATAGTCATTTCTTTTTGCTCGACATACCTTTCACAAACTAATTTCTCTTTACCAATAATATCCTGGACAACCTTCTTTGTAATTGGAATACAATCTTCGGCAAACTTTAACATAGCTTCTCTGCCAAACTTATCTTTTGCGTCTACTGGTTCTTTTTCATTTATGATTTCTAATTCTTTATTAAAACAATTTTGGTAACTTCTCTCTTCTTCTGTAAATGTATCTTGCTTAATTGTTTTTGATTTATAGATTACATCTGCGATCATTCTCTGGACCACATTATTAACTAGGTTTCCAAAGTTAGCTTTATATCTGAATGCAAATGTTCTTCTTACTTCTTGTGGAAAAGTATAACCAATTAAATTTTTTGCAAAGGGTGTTGACGTACTAGAATAAGACCAATGATCTAAACCTTCACCACCATTAAATATTGAAAATGCTTTTTTTATTTTGTTTTCCATTTTTTCCTTTTCGTTTTTTTTTCTAATGATTACAATGATTTTAAATAGTTGTCAACGGATAATTTTAATTGTATAACGGAAAGAAAATGTTGAAAAATAAACTAAAATACAAAAGAGTAAAAATAATTTGGGTTGATATTTGCTCATCTTCCCAATGGTATGATGATCTAAAAGATGTTGATGATTTTAGTTATTCCTGGTGTGAAGATATTGGTTATTTATATTATAAAGATTCTAAAGTAGTTAAAATTTTTACTTCATTTACTTTTGATGGAAATAAATTATCTATTGGTAATATTACTGCTTACCCTAGATCTGTTGTAAAAAAAATCGAGTATTTAAAATGACATATTCTGGAATCTTTGATGAAGTAGATTTAAAGGAAGTTAAAAAATTAAAAAGAGAAATAGAAAAATTAAAAAAAATAATTGATGATCTTGAAACGCACATGAACTTAAAAGATTTTGAGATACAGAGTTTAAAAGAAAGATTAAAAAAATAATGGCTAGAGATATTTATGCTTTTAGTAATGGTAAGTATTCTGATTGGCACAGAAAATACGATGGCATTGCTTATATTGATGTAGATTCAGTTGAATGTTGTATGTACTGCTACGAACCTCTTGCTATAATCGAGACTTGTTATGATAAGGGTCAGACTTGGAAGGCTACAACCCTTTCAAAGATCATCGCTGAACGCCTAAACATACCCTGTTTTTTAGTGTTCTATAAGGAACTGGACCACACAAGCCTAACCTTTAGAATCAAGCGTATACGCAGCTCTAAGACAGAGTTTCAGCTTATGAATGAGAACGAATGGGTAGAAATATTAAGAACTTTGCACGACCACCACAAAACACTATGTAAATCAACCAAACGAAAGGAAAAATAATGAACACATCAAGAGGATTTTTACACATTACCTATAAGGTATATCACCACTTAGATCTGGTGGATGGAGAAAAAAAATCTCATTGTCTCAATGTTTTATTATCTGTAATGAAATATGCCTGGAAAAAAAATGGATATAGAGCAGATTTAAGGCATGAAACAATTCATAAAGATACTGGTCTTTGCCGAACCACTATTAAATCTTGTCTTGAAACTTTAAACAAACTTAATATTGTTAAATCTATTAGAGGGAGATCTGGTAAAACTTATATTGTTAATGAGATATTTTTAAAGGTTGAGAAAACTTATGACAATTTTGACAAACCCCAGATAGCCGTTAAACCTACACAAGATAGCCGTTTTACGGCTACATTAGTAGAAGAATTAAGTATTAATAATATAAGTAATATTGTTAAGAGATTAGCAGGGGATAAGGAGAAGATAATAAACGAATTATCAACCCTACCTATTGAAGAACTAAAAACAGATAAATCTAACCCATATTATTGTAAACTTGCTATTGAGAAAAAAGAAGATTCTGGAAAATCATATGTATCTTCAGATAAAATTTTATCTGCATTGTCCAATTTAAAAACCCAAAGGAAAAAAGCTAACCCCTTTTACAAAGCTAAAGTTGAATACAATAAAAGAAACAATCTAAACTGGAAAGGAGAACCAAAAAATGACAAATAAAGGTAAAATAATTTTTAGAATAAAAGATCTTATTTTAAAATGTAGAATGAAAGGTAAATTTAAAATGGCTATTAAATTAAAAAACATATTAAAACGAATAACCGATAGGAGTTAAGTTATGCCAGGCAGACCAATGAGAAAAGTATTTTGTCAAGGTTTTACCAGAGCTGGTTTGAGACTTGGCTTAAAGATACCTTGTAAAATGAAAGGCTATTTACTTGCAAATAATACATACAAGTGTAAGTATCATGGCTATCAAAATGTTAAGGGATTTAAAAAGGAAAATTATACTCATGAAACAAGAATAAAACAATTAAAGACGCTCTTACAGTTTAGGAATTATACAGATGAACAACTCAAAAATTACTACTACGAAAAAATCAAACCAGGAATTGATAACAATAGACCAAGCCGATACAATCTGCGAGCAACTAGCAAATGGAAAAACCCTTACAGAAATTCTAGAGGGAAAGGAATATCCGTTCAGTTTGATGAAGTTTTACGGATACTTAAAAAAAAACACAGAATTAGACATCAAGATAACTGAAGCTAGAAAAATTGGAGTTCAAACTTTAATTGATAAATTGCTCCAAATATTTCAGTACCAAGAAGTTGAAAATCCAAATGCTATCTTATGGATAAGAGAGAAAACAAAATTTATAACTTTTCTTGCTAATAAATTAACAGATCTTTATTCTGACAATAAACCTATTAAACAAAATATTGATTCTAAAATGACTATTTCTTGGGAAAGTGANGANGATAATATTATTGATGTATCTGAGGATATAACAGAAGTTATACCCCCAGATAATAAAGATTAATTAAAAGATATTTCCATTATACCATCACCCATATTTTTGGTTTTGATACCAGAAAATTTTTCTTTAAGTTTTTTTGATAACTTTTTATTATATTTATCTTTTATTGTTGGTTTCTTTTTTTCTATTTTCTTTTTCATAGTTTCCCTTTCTTCTTATTGTTATATTTTTTTTGCTATGTAATCAAAAATTGGATCTTTTTGACCAGACGCATAACTAATTCTTTTTTGATATAAAACCACAGTATTATTTTTTGCATTACGCATAAATAAATTTGCCGTATCTCTTACATCATTATTGTAAAACCTATCTTTTGCTAAGTAGCCTTTATGATAAGTTATTGTCTCATTAGATTGAGCAGTTTGTAACCAGGTCTCGTAGTTGTTTATTGTCATTGTTTTTATCCTCTGTTTTTTTATTGTTATAATTTCTTATGATTGTTTTTTTCATTACACCGTCAACGCTCATAAGGTTTAAGAACAGTTCTTTAGTTAATGCTCTTAAATTTTGTTTTTTCATATTATCCTCGCTTGTTTGTTAATCTTCAATTACATCAGAATTATTTAATGCATTACACAAACTTTCCATATCGTTTGCATTAAAATTTATTTCTGTTATTTCTTGATCTTCACTAACAGTAGGCATTTGATCTTCTAAAGATTGCTTTGTATGACCATAAACTATCTTCTCTTCACCCGTTGAAGAATTATACTCTGTTAATTTATATATTACTCTATCTGCCATATTATCCTTTCTGCTCGCTTACTTCTGGTTCGACAATATCCCACCATTCACAAGGTGTATTATCTATGCTAAAACTTTCACTAGCTATTTCGATAGCCTCATCTTCATTTTTAGCATTTACTACACCAACTAAACACATTGGTATTTTTACTTCATATTTTTTCATATTTCCCTTTCTGTTTTTTATATTATTAATAATGCTAAACCCAAAATAATTATAGATACAAAAATGACGCACCACATAACAGCTTTGGTGTATCTTCTATGAATTGCTCTACCTAAAATAATCATACTTCCTCTCTCTCTGTTTTTATTGTTTTTATTTGTTGCTTGAATTGTCTCAAGGTTTGAGCGTCTGTACTTCCTATATGATGTACTACGTTAAAAAATGGGTTGATGTCGCTACTTTCCCAACCCTTTTTTTTGCTTATCTTATTGATTAAATTGATTAATTTATCCTTCCAATTTTTATTTTTCATTGATTAACCTCTTTATTTTTATTAATGTTTTTTTCTGTCGCTCTATTATTTGAGCCGTTTGCATATCAACTACATTTTTTTGAAATTTTTCTAAATTCAAAGATCTCAAAAAATGATCGATATGCATATCTCCTATTTTAATATTAACACCTTTAGATTTTGAATATCTATAAGTTGTTTCAAGTGTTTCCATTGTATCGCTTGCTATCGCTCTGTTATCAATTGCACTTTGTATCTGTACTAATTGTTTTAGTGTTGCCATTGTTTACCCTTTCTTTTTTATTGTTATTTTAAATCAACTACAAATCCAGACGTGTCACGATCTAGTTTTCCAGTTGCTTTGTTAAGACTTAATTTTTCTTTTAATCCTACAACTACATTTTTTTGATCAAGAAATCTTAAATCATGATTATCACCAGACACAAC